TCTAGGAACTCCACCACTCGTAAACGGAGATTGACCAGAAAGCTCGTCAGGAATTGATTGAGTGGCTAATTGTGCAGGAGTAGGGCCATCCATTCCGGGGGTCAAAAACCGCCGCCCTACAGCAGCGTCAACAACATCATCTGATGCGTTTTCTGCAATTGTGCCTTCGGTATCTTGAGCAGAAGCCGCTTGCATAGCCTGCAACTCAAAAAGATCTGTCAAATTGTCAAAAGTAAAGCCATCATAGCCTTTATTTGTTGTAACGGCGGCTATACCAGAACCGGGTTGTTGAGAAACATTACCCACTGCTGAACTGGTGTTAGATGTGTCTTCAGACGGAGTTACTTGCTCAACCAAAGTACCCATAGGGTCCAATTGAGTTTCAGCTAATCTTTGATTAAGATTAATAACAGGATCTGGATCAGGATCTCTTATTTGATCAATTATTCTATTTAAAGCCGCATCAACAGCGGACTCATTGTCATCCTTACCGCTGTCTTGGTTCCCACCACCGCTGGTTTCTGAAGGGAAATTACCTCCACCAGCAAAGCCAGCATCTCCAGCGCCTTGAAAACCACCACGACCACGTTCCCTGCCACCGTCACCAGCGGCTCCACCGTCAGCAAAAGCACGGATCTGATCAAATATGGGATTACCTATGTATGGCTGTGAACCCACGCCCTGCAAAGGCTCATAATTGTCTGCAACTGAGTTAAACTCACTAAAATCATCAAACGACATCTCACCGGGCAACACCACGCGGCCCATGAAACCACCCTCACGCTGCCTTCTGGCATCCGCTACAGCCTCATCATATCTGGATTGCATGTCTAAAAGATTCGCACCCGGTCCAGTGCTTATGCCCGGAGACATCTTAGTAGGAAGACTAGGAAACTGCGTTATCGCATTATTCATAGGAAATTGTGTTGCTATTTGTCCCGTGTCAGGCAACGGCTGAACAGAAGGCATACCGCCCATGCCACCACCCTGACCACCGCCATAAACAACAGTGTTCAAAGCCTCAACCATCTGACCAGACATCTTGCCTAAATCCTCAAGGCCACCAACAACGCCGCCAGAAGCCATGGCCTGTACAGGATCAAAGATGTCAATCTGGTCCATGGGGCTTGGCGCAGGAAGCATCGGAGCAACAGGCGCAGTGGTCGGCATCATGGGAGCAGACATGCTCGACATGAAGTTCTTAAACTGCGCTCGTTGTGCCGGATTCGTTCTAACGTCTAACTGCGGTGGTTGTGGTTGCGCCGCCTGTGGCGGTGCCATCGGCCCCATAAAATTCGCCATGACCATCCCCTACGGAAAATACATGGAGCCAATGATAGGTCATTCTTCAAACTTTGACAACAGATACTCAAGCTCCTTCTTTGACTGCTGTAAAATCTTGTCCATTTGAGCGTCAGTACCCTCCGTACCACCCAATGCACCGCACAGTCTGATTATACGCTCACGGTCAAATGACGTTAAACTCTTGTCAGGATTTGGCGCTACACGAAATATGCCGTCAGCACTGTTGTATTCCATCCAACGCACAGCTAATTCGGCAGAGCGTGGAATGTTCTGCTCACCCTTCTCATAATAACAATACATACGATGGCTCACACCCAAAGTACGAGCCATCGCCATTTGTGTCATGTTTAACGACTTACGCTTGTCTACAAGCATCTTGCCGCTCCACATGCTGTATGATTCTTTAGCCTTGTGCATCTCCTACCTCCTCCAACATGCCAGCTTCCATCATGTCGGTAGCAAGATTTGAGTCATTGTCAAAGCGCATTGGCTTGCCAGAAAAGTCACAAGCAAGTTGAGCAGCAGCCCTTCTCCATTTGTCAGCATCCGGCGACCAGTTTCTGTTAATGACGCCCCATGCGTCCAGAAACCCAGACGCATCTGAAGCTTCAAAGAAGATGGGATCACCACCTACGTTTAGCTTAAAAGTCTTCATTACACCCTCCTTTGGTTATGAATAGAATGTAGTGCAAAGGTTGCAAGAAGTCTATGAGAAAATATTATAAAATTTTTTTGCAAAATTTTTAGGGGGGTATATCTGCGTAAAATCTGGTGGTTGTTTATGGGGAACTTGGCGCAACCCATCGCCGTGTCAAGATTTTTTTATAAGGGGGGGACATATACCCATGCGCCCGATATTTTGCGGATATTTGCAGGCTTAGGGTACCTGCCAGCAGCAACAATGCCAATAGCGGCGATCTGAGCGCCACTGAACCCGTACAATTGTTCGGGTACTACATACCCACCAGACAAAAAGAAAGGCCGCCAGTGGCGGCCTAATCATGGTTAAGAGATATAGCGCATGGTCATGCGCTATTGCGATATGTGTGTATTCGCCTCTGGAAATATTCAAAGGCATCGTCTGATAAACCATACCAAAGTGAGGCCGGGCCTCTGGCATTCTCTGATAGCAGTGGATCAAGTTGAACTGGCGTTGTTGTGACTTCTCTCAATACCTCATAGCCATTCAAATCATGACGGCCTTGGCTTGCGCCATAAGCGTTGCCATAGGCTTGTTGCGTGTGTGTAACCAGTGCTGATTGACCATCAACACCAGAGGCTGAGAGACGATTGCGGATCTCTGTCATTCTGGCGCGTATGCTTTGAGCCTCAATGCCAGTGGCGTTAATCAAGTCTTGAGTGGTAGCACCCCCATCGCGCCTTATCATTGTGTAGATCAAACCTAGACGACTGTGGGCGCGAAACAATTGCTCTGGCGTTGATACAACACTTGGTGTTGCACTCTGGCCTATGGCCAGCCAATTGATACGGCCTTTGGCACTGGTCCTAAAAGCGTTATCAATCAAGCCAAGCCAATGCCAAAGCTTATCAACACTAAGTGTTGTCTGGTGTTGTCTAAATTCTACAGTGCCAAGTCTTGTCCATGTATCAAGCGAAACAGCGGCAAATTTTGAACTGCTACCGTGACGGCCTAATATTCTGGCGGCACTTGCTGGCGTGTCAGCATTCCAGAAATCAGAATGACTTTGACCATTCTCAGCAACGTGTCTGATATCAGTACAAGGCCAGAGGCCATGGCCATAGTTGCCAGATGATTGACGCCTGTCATATGGCAAGCATGCGTCATGCTGTGCGCCAGCAAATCTAGTGATAACATCCTTTGCTAATTCCAATGGCATAACATCACCAGTCGCGCCAGAATAGTGGCGTTTTGACGATGCCATGTATTGCTTGCTTTCATGCCAATGTTGATCTGGTGACTGGTGACTTGCCAATATCCAAGCGTTGCCAATGTGACAGTGCATGCCAGCCTTGTACTCTTGTTCAAAGCGGTATTGGTGCCAACCCCTACCACCAAGGCTTTCAATGGCATTTAAAAAACGCTTGATGTCAGACTTGGCTTGCATTGAAAGAATTGAGAATGGTGGGCTGGTAGCCTCGCATTTAATGCCTTGAGTGCTTTCAGGGGAAGAATGACGGTCAACACCCTGATAGAAAACCCAGTCAAAGCCAAGTGCTGTCAATTCTCTGGCCCAATTTTCGTAATCCCAATTATTACGATGTGCTTTAAAACCATGGGCTATTTCGCCAGCCTGATTAAAAGCCTCTTTTTTGGCTTTAACCCTAGTATCATCAGTCGGATTGATAATTGCTGGCCTTGCATTGCACCATTCCCATTCAACGCCAAATGTCGGAAAGTCTGTTTCAAAATTGTAAGTCATTGTTTTTACTACCTTTTTTCTAGTTTTGCAGGCCTACCTTCGGCCTTGTCTCTATTGTATATCAGCAATCATTGCACAAATCTATAAAAAAATGCACTGTTTTATTGTTTAAAAACAATGACTTAAAAATAACCAGAACAATTGTTCAAAAAAAAGAAAAAAAGAACGCGCGTGGGGGGTTTATGTTAGGAGGACGGAAGCGCTCAAAATACTATGGGGCAGGCAACAGAATCCCCGATCCCCGATTCCCCGATTCAGAACAATTATACTAGTTTGAACACAAAAAAACCGGGCATCGCTGCCCGGCTCGTATTAGATCGAATTATTTAATCCCAAGGATTGCCTGCTGGGTTTGAGTTACCAGTATGCACTGACCTAATCTCATTCTGCACAACATACGCATTTAATTCTTTGTATACCTCTCGCAGAAATTGATCGTCATCAGGGAAACCATTACGATACTCGGTATCGTAACGATAAGTTTGTGTGTCTTTGCCATCATAAAACCTGACTACTGTATCCAGTGTGCCATCATCGACAATCCAGATATTCGGAGAAACACTAGCGAACCACATACTACAATTCCTTTCCTGTCATGTAATCAATCTCTTGGAATGTACAATTCCATCCCTGAATCTTAATCATCTCTTGCTCCTCATGACAGAAAGCAGTGACGTTATCATCAAGATCTACATTTGGCGCGACAGACACAAGAAGATCATCTGCTGGTGTCATTACATGATAAAGCTTCCATCCAGCCATCTTTACAACATGTGCGTAATTAAACATTGTTTTATACCTCTTACTTGTTAACGATATACATAAGTTATAGCAATCATTGCAAACAGTCAACAACAAAAAGTAGCGATTGATACTTTTTTTGCGTTGAATCTTTAGTAAATAAACGGAACAATTGTACTGGTTTTTTCCGGGGACAAAAAAATCCCCGCACCGTGCTGCGGGGATCTCTTCGGAACCAGAACAATTTTACTAGGCTACAGAAAGCTCTGACTCATCAAGCGCCGAGTAAAGCGCCGAAGTATCAAGCCCGAAGTCATCATACCCGATCAAAATCGTGTTGAAGTAATCGACTGACGGTGGATGCAACCCGTGTTTGTTCATAATGTAAGTCATCATCCCGTTAATTGTTTCCTTCCTGTATAAACGCGGGAAGCCTTCATACCGATCTAGTGCTGCCTCATCCCAAGGCCCAATATTCCAGATCCCGACAGGTAGCAAGTCTTCAGGTTCCCCGATAACAATATCGGCAACACCCTTAAACACCAGTTTTCAGCCGGGAAAGTATGCGGACCCAAGCGGCTCCGCTGTAGGACAGCGGAAAGCCATTTGTGATTGGTTCAAGTTTGAACCATAAGAAAAGTATAACATCTCTTTATCTCCATTCGTTCACGACTTCTTCACCCACAATATAAGCATACATATTCACTAGCTTTTCTGGGTCGGAAAAGTCTGTTGTCACTTCACCAAAGTTATCTTGCTCGTAGGTCTTGATGGCTTCAATGATGTCAAAAACTTTGTCACCCATCCATTCTTTGGCTTTGTGTGTTCCAATGATGTAATAGTCCATGTTGAAGGCGTGGTGATGCCAGTCGTCTTTGTTAGCCTGTAGCCACTCAGCGTCTTGCTCTTCCATCCACTCAACAAAATGCTCTTTGATTTCTTGGTACTTGTACATTGTCTTTACCTCTTCTTGTTTCGATAGGTATATAAATAGCAATCATTGCAAGCAGTGTCAATAAGAAAAAGCACAAAAAAGTTTTTTTTTGCAGCCGTGCTGCGGCTTCCGGCGCTCAGAAGTAGCACGAACAATTGTACTGGTTATAGCCTGCGGACAAAAAAATACCCGGCGGAAGCCGGGTGAGTCTCAGTGATTTGTTCTGGTTAGATTCGCTTCCACCTCATCCATACTCCCGTAGCCATAGCTACCACCCCGATCATCAGAAGCCCGATGTGAAACCAGAAAGCTTGGAAGTTGTGAGGCATTGGCTCTAGCCCCGACATCAACAACACGAGGACGAAGCCGAGTCCCGTTACTAGATCTCCCTTAGTCATTTTTGCCTCCTTTGTTTAACTTACCTATTATATATAGCAATCATTGCCAGGTGAGTCAACAAGAAAATAATATTTTTTTATCATACAGATTGTCCTCAACTGCTTCTTCTTGTTTTCCCAACGCCGAGATTACCACTGCTGTCTATCCGTACAAGGAACAATTGTACTGGTTTTACCAATGGTAGCAATAACACTGCTGTTGGGAATACAACTGGTAACAGTAACACTGCTGTTGGACAAAGCATTGACGACTAACACAACTGGCACACATAACACCGGGGTTGGACCCGAACAATTGTACTGTGTCTTCCCGACCCCGAACAAAAAACCCCGGCAGCACGGGTGCCACCGGGGAGGTCTTGGGAGGAATCAACCAATCATGGCCCGACCCCGAAGGCCGAGTCAAGCCCGAACCCGAAGCCCGAAGCCCGAAGACCATCCCGAACCCGAACAATTCTACTGGAACCCGCAGGCTCCGCCCCGTCCCCCCGCCCAAGGCAAACGAGAACAATTAGTCGATTCTCAATTATCCGCTACTATATCTTGTGGTTCATGCTCTATTGCTTCCATATCTGGTGTTACGTTACGCATACGACCCTCTGCGAGTCTCCTGAAGTCCTCTAGTTTCTTCGCTATTTCCTCTTTTGTAGACGCAGTTATTTCCTCTTTGATGACATGCTGCTTGTTGATCAGTAGTCCCGCAGCTTTCAGGCGCAACTCTTCAGCCCGAATTGCTTCGCTGAACTTACCCATCTCCCACGCTTGATCCCGAATCTTTTTCAAGTCCCGAATAGACTTGTCCACTGTGACCCCGAACCTTGCTTGGGCCTCCAATCTCATCTCTTGCAAACGGTCTTGTACCACTGGATTACGCAATAGCCTGACAGCTTGCACTGTCGGGTTTTTGTACTTCGCTCTTCGCGCTGCTTCTGTCTGCGTCATATCCTTGTGCAGATAGTAATCAAGAAATTCCTGTTGCTGTGGTTTCAAACGCCTTAGACCAGCTTCGCGCTGTTCCTTTGGCAAGTCCTCTCCGACCTTTGGCATGCTGCCCTCCTAGAAGCTTATATGGAACACGTTGCTGTGTTCATCATCTGGATAATACATATTGCCTTTCATGGTAATCTGCCAACCTGCATCTCGCATGCCTTTGATCAGATACCTGCGCTCTAGCAACTCTTCATAGTTTTTGTTGAAATTGTTCTGTGCATCTTCCCAGCACACTTCGCACCACTGCTTATTACTCAGCACGATATACCCTTTACGCTCCCCACAATAAGAACAATTACTCTGGTTCATATTTACCTCCATTTTGGCGCTGCTGACCACCATGCTACAGGGTATAGGTTTATATACCTATACCCCTATGTAATAGGGTGAAAAAACCAAACCACAAAGTTTGAACCTTTTCAATGACTTACGACCCCTATTTTACTTTGTTTTTGCTATCATTGCAAACCCAAACCAAAACCTCTTAACCCCTTGATAACGAACAACTTTATCAACTTTGGGGTACCAACTTTGGTTTTTTAAACCTCTAAACCAAAACCAGAACAAATCAAGAACTGGTATAATTTAGGTGTTCCGCAGATTAGACAGTTTTTCTATTATGCGTAGCCTGTCTTTGCCCATGATTAACGCCCATGTCTATTCGGTAGGGTGGCTTTAATTTAGGGATCTGCGGCGTTGTGTTCCGCCATCGGGAGGCTAGGACGAGGACAAACCTAATGCTCCTCGCCCAGAAAGGTATACTACGCCCCTTGTTCTATTCAGCGGCCTCCACTTTTTCATCGCGCAACATTTCTGCTATGCGCTCAATTGGCGTCATGTCCAAGCCAACGTTCTCAGCCGCGCCACGATAGCGATTAAGCCATGCTGCCAATGCAACCCCCGCCTGACGGCGTAATTCGGCCTGTGATTCTTCGCTATTAGGATTAAAAGGCTCATAGCCCCCTCCCTGACGCCTTGTTGTGACCGGAGAGATATACGCCGGGTACTCAGTAACCTTAACACGGCGCATTTCGCTTTCAATCACTTCTGTCTTGGCAACGATGCGTAGGCCGGATGCGAACCTTCGCGCCAGATCAATACGCCACTGCATTGCAGCATCTTCGTCATTGGTTCCCCAGAACGCCTTATGCGCTTCATGATCTGGTTGATCCTTCAACCACAACAAAAATTCTTCGGGAACATAGATATTCCGACCTGTTAAATTCAGGTAGTCATCCATTATTCTCTGTTTAGTCTTTTTTGAAAAATAGGCCATTTTGCCCTCCTTTTTTTCACACGAACAATTTTACTTATTACCTTGACTGAACCCGACAGAACACACTTTGCTCTGCCACATCACACCTCAACTAGACCGCCATGACACACCTAGACCCAACACACCGGAACTTAACCGGACGTACCCCGCCTTAACCGGCCTTAACCGCCTTGACCCGCCATCCTAAACCTATCAGACCTGACCTACCAGAACCGCCACAAAGCGCCGCACCTGATCTGACCTGACCTCACCTCTCCCAACCATGACCGACTAAACTTGCCGCGCATAACCGGACCTCAACAAACCATACCGAAACCGCCTTAACTGAACCAGCCCGAACACGCCCGACCTGACCAAAACATAGATACCATAACATGCCCCGTCTAAACCGCCTTGCCGTAACTAGCCGTGCCGTGCCGATCCAGACCGAAACTTTCCTGAACCGCCTTGCCTAAACCCATGTAGCCCTAACAGACCTGACCATACCGAAACCGCCGTAACAGACCCTACCCAGCCGGGCCGGAACCGACCAGAAAACACCGGAAGCCGTCAAACCACAACCGCCTCGCCGCACCAAAACATAACCCGCCATTCCCGAACTTACCTGCCCAGTACATGCCAAAACCGCCTCGCCATACCAGAACTAAACATATCTAACCGCGACCCTATACATAAAAAAACAGAGGGGCGACAACAGATGACGGGGAGTTTACCACTGAAAGTGCCGTCAAATTTGCCAAAGTCGCCGCCCCTCTTTTCTTAGGCTGCTCTACGCACCCTTTCTTCTTGTAAGAACTGCATTAATTCAGCAGTCTTTTCATCAGCGTAATCAGGATTTTCCATCGCAAGTTTTTGGACCTCACGACTTTCCTGTGTAATGCTGTCCCACAACTCTTGATACTCACCCATATCCTCAGAACTAGCGACTGCAAAGGTGCCATAAGAACCACGACCCTTTTCCTGACGGAAGTCACCAATGCCCACCATTGCCCCTGCGTTATTCAAAAGAGACATAATGGAATGAGCGCTGAAAGTAGGCACAACATACTTGATGTTAATTTCAGCAACCCAATCAGGCAGGAATGCACGAGTACGAACATCTGGCGTCTTATTCATGTCAGCCGATCTTACGATGTCCATCTTCAGGTAAGGCTTGCCCCAAATCTGAATGTGATCACCCGGCACAAAAATGCCACGATTAACATTTGTCTTGTTGATGCCAGCAGTTTCCAGTGCTGCCGTAGCCATGGCACTCTTTACACCCGGCGCGGGGAAGCAAAGATAAGTATCGCCATCAGGCTTGGTATACACACTCTCACGAAACTCCTGTTCAGGATTGTGTTTGATCTCCCTTTTTTCAGCGGCGGTTTTTCTGCCACCTCCCACAAGAAGATCACGCATGGCCTTCGCAGACATGCTGTTGAAGTACAGCGGCGTCTGACCAATCATACGCAAAGTAATGTTTCCACGCTTTACACTATGGATCTCAATAGTCTCATTTGTTTTTTTCGCAACCATTGTTTTTACCTCTCTAACATTTTGGTTGATAGTCTTGTATAGTCAATATAAGAAGTCATTGCATACTTGTCAATAAAAAAAATGACTAAGTATAAATAATTTCTTTTACACCATACAAATCGGCGACACGTTTCGCCTCCTTATCAGCTTCTTTCTTTGAAACATTGAATGCTTTGCCGTAACTCACGCCATAGCCCTTCTTGTCAAAAGAAGCCAAATTCACATTATATGTTTTACCTGACCAATGCTTGATCACTATAACCTCGTAATTATCCATAACGAACCTCTCCAAACACACCTAGCTGAAAGATATGATCAGCGTCATTAGCATCCCAATCGCCATCATCAGCAATAACGAGTTTCAACTTATCAGGCAGACGATTGATACCCTGATACATAACGTCAAATGTCTTTACTGTTTCTACTTCACCTTGATCATCCGGCTCCCAACCATCGGAGCCATGATGGATCTTCACCTCAAAATTTTCTGCGAGATGTGCGCCGCTCTTCAAACTTGGCAGATCGTCCTTGAACAACATGCCTTCAGGCATGTCGTAGTCAATCTTGTCTACCCAATAGTTACTGCCGCCCTCAAGAACTGTGACCCACAAATTCTCTAGCGTCTTTGCCCACCACTCATCTGTGGGTGTGCGATAAATTGTAATGCTACGTTTCATCTTACAACTCCGCTACAGTGCCAATCTTGTGGCCTGTGTCTGCATGAAAATTGTGAGCCAGCATGCCCAACAACCTTGAAGCTTTGTATGACTGCTCTGCCCAATCCTTGCTGTTTAAGAGATCGTGAACCTCCTCATATATGTAAACAACGTCTACACGGCTCATCTTCCTCAACTCATTGATCTGATCGTTATCCATGTCTTTACCTCTCGTTTGATAGTTATGTATAGCTTATACATGTAGTGTTTGCATAGTGTCAAGCAAAAAAATACATGCCCGTTAATTCGACTTAATTAGCGGGCATAATATTAACCGTGTACTAACTCCTCTAATGTCGGAGCATTCTTCGCAGCATGATAATCAAGATCAAACCAATGCCCCCAATCTAAGCTATGAGTAAACGTACCGGATGAGCCAGTTTGGAAGCCAAAATATTTTTGCCCCTTATGCTCATATAAGAAGAACTCCTGTCCCTCAAATAACAAACCAGCGCTGGATGCGAATTGATTTAATTTATCAATTCTCTCTTTCAGCAATTCAGTGTCGGCTGTGTATTCAATCTCCAGCCACATAAGGTTAGGTTTTGTATTGGTCATATCGACCACCTTTCTAGGGCCACGGCCCCGGTTAGAGGATTAACGATATGAGTAGTATATAGCAATGATTGCTATATGTCAAGCATTAATTTTACATGTCTATTGCAGACTTGCTTGGGATCCACGTTATACTGGGACGATATGGCTTTGTATCGTCATCCTCTATATCATCGGCAAAAGCGTTAGGGGGCAACATGTCACTGGCCTTTTGAGAGGCCAATCTGTTCGCTTCTTTTTCTCGTTCATGAACTTGGTCCATACCATGTATAGATGAAGCTCCTGCGTTCTTGCCTTCATACAAGTTGCGGTGGTGCCTCGCTTTCGCCATCTTTGTTCTCCCTGTATGTTTCCAACACCGCTTTTAGCAGCAGCTTAGATAACCAGATCATTTGTTCTGGTTTCATTGGTTTACGATACTGAACTCCGTCAATCGTAATCAAGACATGATCCGGGTACGGGTGAATTAAAATTTGTGGTGGGTGCTGCATAACAAGAACAATTCTACTTGTTAGACGCCTGCTGCTCTTCTTCTTCAGCAGCTAAAGGTTTGTGCTGCATCAACTTCGATGCTTTGACTCCGAGGTTGTACAGGGCTTCTTGCATGGGATTGTCCGATGCCTTACCCCGACCCGACATAAATACTTCGCAAGACTCACCTGTTTCTGGATGGTAACTAACTGTAACAGACAGACCCATTCCCACATCCTCAGTTACACACGGTCTACGATTTGGTAATTTTGACATACAATTCTCCCTATATATTATCTCTTGCTGTTACAGGCTCATATTCACCCCGACTCATTGGACCATTAACTGCCCCTAGCCATACCTTACCTCCTGCCGCAGTAAGTTGGAACTTATCAATACGATTAGCTTGTTGTAGATCCCGAACATATTTCTCCAAAGTTTGTTTCCCGATGCCCTGCAATATTTCAGGAGCATCAGCGTCCTCAGATCTTTTATGCACCCCGTTGTTGCCGCTCATATGCGTTAGAGCAACACCCTCGCGCTCACAATGAATAATCCAGTCAGCCATTGCGTCCAGCTTCATCTCAAGTGCGGACCCAGTGCTAAGAGCCTTGATTTCTTCGGTGCGATCTTTCAGCAAGCCCGTCATGCTATCCCGAACAAAATGCCTGATGTCACGAGAAGCAGGACCATTAGACTTGACCACTGCCCCGTCAAAGCAGCTATTGCGTTGATATGGTAGACCCAGACGTTCACATGTTTTCTTGCCACGGGTTGTATCTACCTGCCACATGGCAAATGATGACCTCACACCGTCAACCAGAGCCGTTGTACCCCGAATCAAGTTACGAGCTTGTTCTGGTGTCTTGACCACTGCATCATCCTTGATCTTCGTCATATGATGACAAACCAGTACAGATGCACCTGTTTCTGTGGCTATCCTAGCCAGCAGACCTGTAAGGGCGGCACCCGCAGCAGGGTCAGCATTTACATCAGCGTGTACAAAAGATGCGAGCGGATCAAAGATAATCAGCTTCAGATTATTCATCTGTATGATTTGTTCGTATATCTTCTCAAACTCTTCGGTTGTCCCGAACTCGCCCCCGACCTCATTCAAGATAGCGAACACACCGCCCACATTGGGTAATGACACAATCTTCAGATCATTGGTGTAGCCTCTTCGCTCTTCAAACGGGTCAAGTCTTTCGACCCTTCTGTGCATTTCAGCCTCATCATCCTCCGCAGTAAAGATCACCACGTTACCGAACTCTTTGACCAACCCCCCGAAAGCAGTAGTCATGGGTTTGCCCGATGCGATCTTCATGCCCATGTCCAACGTCATCATGCCCTTACCTGCGTCACCAGCAGCAGCAAACAAAATGGGTACACCTAACGGAAACGTGCCTTCAATCAAGAACTTTTGTTCTGGTGCGTGGCCCTCAAAACGACTGACCAAAAACGAATCATCCAGCAGGTTGATATTTGTCTTGGTGATCTTTGCCTTGGTGTTGACAAAGCTTTCAATGTTGAAACCTTCAGCCAAAGCGTCAGCAGCATCCCAGCCCTCCGGCTTACCCATAGGTGGGGTCAGCATTGTTACCGACTTTGCGCTAGCAGCCAAAGCCAAGTCCTGAATAAGATCAGCCAGCCTCTTGCCACCTGTGTCATTGTCAGGCCATAGGATTAGCTCCTTGCCTTGCAATGGGGAGAAGTCAAACTGTGGTGCTGTTTTCTTTGTGAGCGCCCCTGCACCACCAATTGTACATGTTGCCGTGTATCCTGCATGGTTTAGAGCATCTGCACATTTCTCGCCCTCTACCCATACAACACGGTCAGATGCCATAATGTTTGGGATGTTATAAAGCGGCCTGATGTCAGGAAACTTAGAGTACGCAGCCCCCTCAACAAAAGGTCTGAACTCTTTCTTTGGCTTACCCTTCGTGTTGAGCATTGGGTTGCCAGCGATGTCTTTGACGTTATACCGCCTAACAGAAACCAACACCTCGCCGTCAGCAGTTGTGTATGTATACTCAGCATCATATGGAGTGTTCACGTTATACTGTGGCTTTATGGGATTTTCTATTGGCGCATTATCCCGAACAATTTGCGGCTCCACATTGTCCAGATAATCAGAGAACATGTTCTTGATCTCTGGCATCTTCATGCCACGGGCCTCCATCAATATCTTGACGATACCCCCGACACCAACACCGCCATTAAAATCTTGGCCTTGCATAAAGTGCGCGGACTGTGGATCAATGTCGATCTTCAATGATTGCCCCGGATCACCAAGCAGTGACCCGATGTAAAATGTTTTTCCATGGATGCGACCAGCAGGAAACGTGTCTTGCAAGATCCGAATTTGTTCTGTTCTTGGAACCTTGCGAGAAATTTCTTCGACTAAATCATGTGCCGACCTACCAGATGTAGTATTGCCAAACCTTACCACACTCATTATATTGTACCTCATCAAGCATTGTTTTTTCCTATGGGGTGGTTCACGCCACCCCTTCTTTTTCCCAGCAAGTGTTGCGGAACTCACACCACTTACATGCAAAGTAGTCATCGTTTTGCGCCACACGAGGCAGCATCTCTTGTGCCTGTGTAGCCTTTATAATGTTTACCGCTTTATCGCTTGTAGCTTGTGCCAGATTCGGATTAAACGGAACAAGCTCTATGTATATCTCGCTTGTATTCTTATTCAAAACAGTAAAGCAGCAGGGATTGTCTGACAGGTTCATGTAGGCTTGATACAAGGCAACCTGTGCTGCATACACTGGGTTAGCTTCTGCCATACCCTTACGCACGAACTCTTTGAACTTCTTGTCAGATGCAGACTTACATTCCCATAACATAGGGTATGAGAGGTGTACTGGACCGCTACATATTACACCGTCAATATGTCCACGGACTTCACCATTGGCAGTCTCAAAACCAAATTGTTCGCCTTGTTTGTCTGTACGGAGATCAAAGCCAGCGTCACGGAAGTACATAATCATCATATCTTCGATGGTATGACCCAGAGCAAATGTTCTTAATGTATTGGCAGGAAACCCTTTATCAGAATCTTTTTGTTGACCTATGTATCTATATTGAAGTTTACGAGAACATGAGTCACCAAGAGATGAAGCGCCAAGATATTTACGTTCTGGCTGCTTATATTCTTTTTCAATGATAGCCCGATTCAACTCAGCGATAATGTCTTCAGAAGGGGATGTCGTAATCGAATTGTTCTGGTTCTCTTCCGTACTTGTTAAAAAGGTCTGCAAGGTGTTCTTCTGTGTAAACATCATCAATCCCTTCTACCTTCTGGATAACCAGAACAATTCCCACTACTTCGTCCATCGACAAGTCTTGAAGTCGTTTATCCCACCCAATTTTGCCGAACAATTTTCCTACTTGTTTTAATGCACCGTCTTGCTCGCCCATCCGTCTGGCCCTTCTAAATCTGCAAATGTCGCGCAGTAGTAATTAGGGTGGTCTTGTATGTCCACAACGGCTTCAGCCCGAACAAACTCATCCTCTCTACCTGTTATTATTTTGCACAACAGTTTTGTTATTGCTTCTTGCAATTCATCTAGGTTCTCTGGATCACCACACATCATGAAGTACGATGCCTCCATGCAAATGTTTTCCTTGAACAAAACACTAAATTTTACTTCACCACGGTTCATGCGCTCTGCTTCTCTGCAACTATATTGTAAACAATATTGTCTACAAATCTCTTATTCCAAACATAATTAAGCATACAAGCGGCCCTGTACTTGGTCCAAGAAAAATCTAATGGACTTACTTTTACACCGTTCTGTGCCAACAAATCTCTTTGCTTTTGACTAGGAGAATCATTTAGCCAGCGCTTTGTTTTGTTTGCAGTATCACCAGATTCGTTCTGTCTCATGAAGTCATCAGCCGCCGCCATAACTTGACGTTTAGTGCCGATGCTAATCACTCTGGTTTTGCCTTTGTTCTTCTTTACAATAGCCATGCAAAGTCCATCAACTTCGGCGATAAGAGAAAATCCATTAAACCCTGCCGCAGCCAAACATGAACCTGTACCGAACAAGTCTATCCAACGAAATGGAGATCTGTTCATAAGATCGACCTCAGTAAGAATAAAATTCTCCAAGATTTCCGGCTCTGGTCTTTCACTTTCATGGCCACAAATGGGGCATTCTTTAACGCCAAGCGGTATCTCTGCCTTACAATTAGAACAAATCTTAATAGGAGGCTCGCCACTGCCACTTGCTTCTTTACCGTCAAGATCCACAGCATCATCAAGTGAGCCGTGCGTCAGCACAGACGTACCAAAGTCCATAACAATGCAATCTGATTTTATCACGCCCGGAAATTCATCTTGATCTACTGTGCGTAAACCCCGACCAATCATCTGCACCATAGTGGCCTTGTATGAGCAGGGGCGAGTAAGAACAATGCAAGATACAGGAGGTGAATCAAACCCCTCTGTAAGAACAGCTACGTTAACAACGACTTGAATATCGCCATTGCTCAAATCTGCAAGTATTTCCGCACGTTCATCTTTAGGCGTTTTGCCTGTAACCATTGCCGCGTCAATACCATAGCTAATAAATTCTTTGCATAAATCTTCGGCATGCTTAATGGTAGAGCAGAACACGATTGTCTGACGATCACCAGATTTTGCATCCCATTCTTCGACCACACGTTGATTGATTGCACGGTGATTCATGATCTTCTCAACATCTGCCATGTCAAAATCAGATGCGGACTTGCGTACTTGACGCAATTCGTCCTGCACCCCGACATCAATCACATATGTTTTAGGTGGTACGAGAAAGCCTTCGCGTATCAATGTAGAAATATCTATCTGATGACTACAGTTCGTAAAAACGTCTCGTAAACCTTTTTTGTCACCTCTGTTGGGGGTAGCGGTAAAGCCAACAATTTGCACCCCCTCATTGGCCTTCTTAGCGGCCTTAATGATACGTTGATATGTATCCGCAATAGTGTGATGCGCCTCATCCACCACGATCAGATCAAGCTTGGGCATATTGTCCAAGTTCTGTTCACGAGATAGCGTCTGAACCATTGCAAATACAGCGTCACCAGACCAATCCTTTTGAGCAGCGTTCACTTCACTGCTGCTCAAGGATGGATTGACACGATGAAATTTGTTGGAATTTTGTGAAACCAATTCGTCACGATGCTGCAAGATAAGCACATTTTGTGAACTCTTATAGCGTTTGCCAACCAGAGCAGAAAGCATGATTGTCTTTCCGGCTCCAGTTGGCGCAACGACTAAAGTGTTACCGTGCTTATCAAGTGCATCAGAAGCGTCATTGACTGCAATCTCCTGATACTCTCGCAAGATCATTGTCTAGCCCAACGTATACCTGTGAGAACGCGATGCCTTCTCATAGTGTTTGTAGACTTTATATCCAGCTTTTCTGATAAGAGTTATCTCTTGATAGATAGAACCCTTGCTCTTGCCAGTAGCTTCTGCTGCTTCCGCAACAGTAACACCTTTCTTGCGTGACATAAGACGCAATGTCTTAGAGCAAAAGAATGGAACATCTTGTTCAAAAGGAGCATCAGTAGTAATGGAGGACTTTACGGCCCCGGCGTCCTCCGTACCGAGTTTAGCGACCTGCGAAGGTTTGCCGCTAATAAATTGCCACAATGATGCTATCGCGCCCATGATGGTGTCACTCCCTGTTTTGGTGTTGCGGGAGCGACAGGAGCCTGTACTGGTTGTGCTGGTGGTGCAAGTGTAGCAGAACCAGTGACAACATTGCCACCAGAGATATACTTCTGGGAGTCTGGGGTCAAGACAGTCTTCATCTTGTTCTTAGCTGGGTAGCCGTTATTCCCCGGATCAACACCAATCACAAAACAAATCTCCATGTTGTTAATCATGTTGATGCCTTGGATAGATGCACGTTTAGCCCTAGCGTCCTCGCTTTCATCTTTAGGTGAAATGCCAAACCCACTATCGACCATCTGTTTAATGGTGTTCAGACCAATCTTCTTGGCTTTCGACATGCCGTTGTCATCACGAGCATCACCATCAACAAAGATATTCTGCCATACTTTGCGTTTATCAAATGGACCACCAACAATGGTCAACTCAATAGGCAGCCATTTAGCTGTAGTTGTTTGTGACTCTTTGAAGAAAGTACCCCCACCATATTCCGGCATTTCAATATCACCACCTTGTAGTGATACGATTGCACGAACAATAGTTCCATCAGGCATTAATTCAAAATCTCCACCGCCAGAGCCTTCCATTGGTGGTACGTTATTTAGATCAAGCATTCTAGGATTCCTCTTCTGTATTATTGATCGTTTTTGGATTTACAAACTGCATTCCTTCTGGTCTTGGGCCAGACATTTTTGTAAACAGTTTGCCAAGATGCGGCTCTTCAATCTCTTCAAGTCTACCGCTTCTGTCTTTAGCAGGGTATCCCCACCTATTCAAAGTTGTGCATACGAAAGCCCTGAACATAGTTCCATCGTCTGCTGGGATTGTCGTCATAGTAATCAACTCATCGACAATTCCGGGCAACTCACGCCCTGTCTTTGCGCCTTCAATCTGCAAGTCGTAACTAAGCCGTCCATACTCATCAGTCTTCTCATCAAGAATACCAACAAAGATAACATTCTTTTCACGAATATGTTGAAGGTGAGTTAACCATGCCATCATCTCACGACCCTGCGCCCCATACACTGCACGAGTGTCTAACTTGCCTGTACGGTCTGATCTAGCATCTGGTTGATTTTGATTGTGTGTAAAACAAAGCCGCCCAGCAACAGTAATACTATCAATAAATATAGTATCGTATTTAGCTAGTACAGCTTCAGGATCACCGTAGGTCTGACACACATATTCATAGTGTGACATGCTATACGGAGAGTCCTCATTCAACGCAGGATTAGCCCCGCCAAGGAAGCATGCAAAGTCTCTACACTCTTGCCAAGTGCGTGGTCTAATGACATCGACTTCACATCCTTCAATGGCGGCATCACCAGCTTCTAGGTCCATGAACAATGTTTTGCTCATGTCTAGTGTACGCACCAGTGATGTTTTTCCCACACCAGACTGACCCGCGATCACAATTTTGTGACCGCGTTTTTCTGCCAGCCGTTGTTCTGCGGAAATAATCTTTAACATTAGTTGCCCTCCACTTTCTTAATATCCACAGTAACGCCTTGCAGAGATACAGTGCGAGCCTCTGATAAAGACGCCTTGATTTCTGGTGGAGCGTTCTGAAACTTAGCCTCTGCAACACTGTATTTAACAGTAGCAAAGTGCCTTGCTGTGTCTGGGTCCATGTCATTAAGAGCATTTACCAGTTCGTCTTGATCCCACTCGACACGCTTGCGGTAATCAAGAGTGACCTTGTAATCACCACTAGTCATACTGGTCTGACCAAAATCCTTACCCTGTTGGGCAAGCTGCATTTGGGCAGTATCTTCAAACATATCTTTTAGGGAGTTGCTCAAGATCTTCAGTTCTCCCTGAAGGTCTTGGATTTTAGATTTGATCTCTTCGCGCTTGTTGTAAAGAGCGGACAGATCATTAGTGTTGTTCATAGCGTTCATCAGCTTTCTCCTCGCAGTTCGCTAAAACCATTTGGAGAAAGTAAGGCTTTGATAGTTCTATGTCAACGGTATTTTTAAAAAATTATTTTTATTTTTTTTAGAAAGGTAAATATCTATTTCAAAAACGGCCTTCATCAGCTTCTTCTTTAATTTAAATTCAGGTGTCTCTACGCCTTTTGCGTCCTCGACTATTTGAGTTTCGTTTCCGTAGTCATCTACTTGACTATATCTAAAATCTGCAACGTACTTACATATCTTCATACCGTTCACTAAGATGTCATAAGGTATCTGGCGCTCCAGATTTACAATGTACCCAGCGCGTTCCATTGCAGTCAGTTCACCCCATCTTTCTGCCTCCCATTTGGAGTCAAAAGTAATTCCCATGAACTTGGTTTTTTGTGCGCCGTACTTGCTCTTGCGTTTATAGGTATACATGATAATATGCCTTTATTAATGGGTCGTCATGGGAAATTATAATGACTGATACAAAAAGATACAAGTCTGTTGCAGTGGATTTACCAACATATCAAAAGCTGTGCAAGTTGGCTGAAGATGATCATAGGAATGTGCGTCAACAAATTAGCAAGCTAACGGCTGACGCATTTGACAGCAAGTATTCTGATAAGGGTATTGGGTCTGCGGCTAAACTGAAGGATGCTGTGTAAGCATAATTCTAGGACAATGCCCTCATACGAGCCACTAAACGCTTGGCACGGTTAGTTACCTGATCATACCAACGGCTGTCCACCATCTCGTCTGCTGCGCGATTCCAATCACGAGCATCAACACCGGCCTTCATGCCTTTGAACTTGCTAAGTCTTGGTCTGCCCATATTGAACATCATGTTAGCTATAATGTGCTGGCACTCTTCGGGTAAGTCATCAAAGTCGTCATACAGAACCTTGCAGTCTTCTATAGTCACTGCAATATCCAGATTGAACCGTTGACGTACACGCTCTTCATTTACAGGGGTTCCGACAGGCTGACCACATTCAGGGTCACCCTCCTTCACCAGAGCGCCAATGCCGAACGTGGGAAGGCCCAGATGATCTAGGTACACCTCAAATTTACAGCCCTCGTCTTCGGCTATTTCTTCACGCAATTGTTCTTTGTTCATTATGGTCCTGTTCCCAACAAGGTAGCAGTCGCAGGGTTAATACCTAGCGCTTGCGCTACGGCAGGATTTTGCGCCGCTTGTTGTCTGATACTTGATGTATTACCAACGGCAGCTACGTTAGGATTCAACGGTTGCGTAGGGTCAACTTGACCAATTCCAGATGCTGGTGCTGGCGTTAATGAAGGTGAATTTTGAACTAAATTAGATATTTGTCTTTCAGCTTTTCTGGTCCCTTCTTGAGCAACTTGACCCGGAGTCTGTACAAGGGCAGCAGCTAATACTTTTCCAAAAGTAGCTGCTCTTTCCTTAGTAGACAATCCTTTAGAAAGTCTTTCATAATCTTTCAAAACTCTTCTGTAAGTAAATCTTGAGCTTAAAAGATTTCCCATCACACCAAATCGAAGAATTGCACCAATATTCTGCAAAGGAGATGCGGCAATGTTAGCTGCAACAAGATCACCACCGTTTACACCTCTAGTGTTAAAGGTGAGAACTTTTGCAAACTTAGCCATATCATCGCCCATTTCTTTGCCAAACACAGCTTGAAGCTTTCCTCCTTCAGCCGATTTTGACAAAGTGTTAGCAAACTTTTTTAGAGAATCACCTTTAATCATTACGTCTGACCCAAAGTCATCCAAAATATTTTGCATATATATTGATTTGATTTGCTCTCTTTGAGTGTCATCCAATACATTCATAATAGACGATATTTCACTAGCACTCGCTTTTGGCGCTGTAACAAAACCAACAACCTCATCTACACTGTCATCAAATTGACCAGAAGCAATCCGTTTAAATATTGAATTTCTTTTAGCTGTAAAAGCATCGCTCTGTGCTTTTGCTAGGTTACGCATGGTATCAACAAGAGCATCAGGAGCCTCATTACCTACCAGAGCCGCCAGTGAGCGCTCTACATCAACTGCCTGCTTTGTTCCTGCCATAGTTGTTTGTCTAATTTGATTAGAAAGATTTTTTATTTTACCATAATCATCGCCAAATAGTATTTTGCCCGTTTCCCCTAAATCGTCAATTGCATTGGAAAATGAAGATCCTTTAAATGTAAGTGGGTCATCTGCTTTTGTTCCAGCCGCCGAGATAGCATCGCGCAAATATTCAGATGCAAGCTTTCTTCTAAATTGATTGGCTGCATCTCCACCCATATTTTTTCGCACAACATCTATTGATTTGCGTAAAGATTCTGGTTGGCCCTTTTTTATGATTTGCTTCATGAAATCAACGTTAGGAGGTATTTCTCCTGCTCTTGCAAATGTTTGGAGATCTTTGATTCCTGTAGCTGCTTGCATTTTTTCAATTGCGGTTTGACCTTGGCGGAAAAACGCTCTTGCACCGGGGAGTTCGTCTGCGGCTTGTCTAAGAGTTGCAAGACCCTCTTCAGTCAAATTTATGCCAGCAGCCCTAGATGCTGTTATAGCCTCTTCAATAGCTGCTGGATTTAACAAATCATCAACTAGGTTGACCGCATCATTTAATCTTTTTGAACCGCCTCTTCCATCAAAAGCGTGTTTAGAGTCAAAAAGCTGCCTTCTTAAAACGTATATTTGTGCAAAAGATGATTTTTCACCTAAAGCATTAATTCCCTTAATTACAGCGTCAACTGCCGCTGCTTCATCAATATTTTTTGGCGACAATCCACCAGCCGCTATTGCTGGTTTAAATGTTTTTTGTAATTGTTTTGCATGTTCTTTTATAAGAGAACCTCTCCCAGTTTTAATAATTTCAGATGAGCCAATTACAGACTCTATTGTTTCATCTATGCTTGAAAATTTTGTTGCTGATAATTCATCAAAATTCTTTAATGATTGAGCTATTGTTGAAAAAACGTTTTGATTAATTTGCTCATCTTTTACAGCAGCAGCGCCCATATCAACTGCTAATTGATCAAAAGTTGAAATGACGGACTCTTTAGCTTCCATTTCAGCTTGTTTTAAGGCTGCATTTTTTGCGGCAATACTAGCTACTAAAGATTGTCCAGCCTCTCTTTCAGTAACTGAACCAACAGGAACGCCTATTTCGTCTTTGTACTTGTTTATCTTATTGATCATTGAATTATAATTTTGTTTTAATCTTTTTGACCCGCCAAAAATTGTTTCTCCTATTTTTTGCTGTCTGGCAATAAGAGGGGATCCTCCAATTGCACCAATTGACGGATCAATGCCAAACTCCTCTATTGATTGACCAGCCAGAATAATATCTTCATCAGGGAGTTGCTGACCTTTTAGCCCCCTAAAGAACGGAGCAACTATCCTAATAGCACCGCCAATAGCAAACTCTGACCCAGCGCCGATCAAAAAGTTTACTTTAGCGTCATTAGCTATTTCTTGAGCGGTTTGTCGGGAAACTCCAGATAATATTTCTACACCTTCTTCTGCTAAATCACCTCCCGCTGTGCCTACGCCAGCACCAAGAACGCCGCCTATGAATGTTCCTATGCCGGGAAGAATAGCTGAACCCAATGCTGCACCACCCAACGTGCCAGCAACACCTCCACCTATATCACCAATGAAAGTTGTAAGATCAGATGTTATATCGCTCATAGAGAAGCCTTCTTCATCAATCAATGTTGGCTTTTCTAAATCTAATCCAAGCTTGGCTCCGCCTTGTGGAGTAATAGCTAACCTACCGCGATTATCACGAGTGTAATCACCTTCGCCAAGACCGCGTTTTTGCAGGCTGGCTTCTTGTTCAGCTTCATTGTCTGCTAAAGACAACCCTGACCTTAACCCAAAATCTTGAATACCAGTTTTAGTATCGAACAATTGTTCTTGTCCAGAACTTGTAGAAGCAGTGAATTGAGGTTCAGCAGAAGGCTGTCTTTGCCCACGAATAATATTAGCAATTTTTATTTGCTCATCACCCGTAGGAGAGTCACCAGCTATTTTTACTTTAAAAGGACCGCTGGGGGATTGAATTAAAATTTCACCCATAATAATTCCTTATTTGGTTAAATCAAAAACAGGTAAACCACTAGCATCATCTATAGGTAATTTACTAAAGTCTATTGCTTGATAATTATCGCCTCTGTTCCCAATACCATAAAAAATTCCTTGCTGTGCAGTAGTAGACCCTAACTTAAACGCTTCATCGCTATCGTAATTAGTTCTGTCTGTGAATTGAGCAAGGGAATCTTCAAATTCTAATTTTGAGTTTTCAAAAATACCGCGAGCCTCTTGAAGTCCGGCGATAGCCTCTGCTATATTTTTAAATGCTCCGGGCTTTCCTAAGAGTTCATCTATTCTTTTAACATCTCCCTCTGATATTCCATTGCCAGTTTCTTGAGTAAGAAATCTTTTATATTCACTAATGATTCCGTTCCTCATTGACTTTAATAAAGCTTCCTTAGAAATACCTTGTTTTAAAGTAATAGAACCGTCTGTGTTATATATTGCTATATCTTCAAATATCTTTGCATTGGGATTTTCTGGAACCACGGATTTAAATAGCGATTGTGCGCTTTCGATAATTGATTCGGCAGTTGACCCCTCTGGACTTTTTTCAATCTCTCTTAAAATTCTAATACTGTTATCAATAGTGTTTTGTGCCTCTAAAATATTACCATATCCACGACCAAACTTTTTAGCATCATTTTGTGCATCAGTTAATATAAGCTGCCCCCCAGCTTTGGGCATACCTTTATGTATTACAAACTGTTTGTTACCACTGATTGGCTCTTGTTTAAGCATGTTTTTTATTTCTTTGCCTTCTGCGAAAGCTTTTTCTGCGTCTTGTCTCCATTCAATCTCTTTTACAGCAGTGTCATATCTAGTTTTAGCTGATTGCAAAGCAGCAGCAGCATCCTGCTTATCTTCACGATCTTCAATTTGATTAATTCTAGTAACTTGAGCGCCAAGAATTGTATCACGGCGATCTCTAAGATATTTAGCCTGATCAATTAAGAACTTTTGACGATTTGCCGTATCTGTTTTGCTTTCAGTCAAAGCGTACTTGCCAGCAGCAATTTGTGCCTGTCTGGCTTCTTTTCTAGCTTCTTGAATAAGTGGCAGTGCTTTTTCACCAGCCTTACCCGTTTCTGACAGAAGTTTTCCGACATTAAAGCCTTTACCAGCTTTGTTTTGCATAAGAGCTAAGCCAAACGCTGTAAGCGCGGCTTTGTTGTCTGGATCGCCAGAAATGTCTATGCCTGTGGCTTTTGAAAACTCGTCTTTATATTGCTGCATTGTTTGAGCTTCAGGGGGAGCCATACCTACAGCTTCATTGTAAGACTTTAAAGATTGATCCAACAGTCCTTGATATAGATCTTTGTTTATTTGTTCACCGCTTTTACCGCCACCAGTTGTCGCTTCGTCACTAGTTGTCGTTCCGCCACCTGTATCAGCACCTTTTTGCTCTTCGCCTAAAAATTGCAAATCATCTGTTGAACCTAAACCTGATGACTGTTCAGTTGTAGTGCCACCACCTTCTGTAGTGCCATCACCCTCTTTAGTGCCGACACCACTCACTGTAGCATCATCAGAAATGATGTCTTTTATTCTACTAGTGAGTTGATCATCGCCCTCTACAAATTGAACATCTTGCTCTGTTCCTAAGAAACTTTCAGGGGGTAAGCCCATAGGAACCATACCGTATGAACCTAGCGCCACATCTGTATCACTACCAATAACAGATCTTTGTCCTGAATCAGAAGGAGTAGCGCCTAATGATTGAGATAAGCCTTGCAATCTTTCTATTTCAGCATTTAATCCAGCATCTGCTTCAGCAGACGTAGGAATCTGTTGATATGTTGGGCCTCCTGCAATTATTCCAGAACTGGGATTTATACCACCTAATTTAGCTCTATCAACCGTTCTAAGTTGACCTTTTTGACGTTCTCTTTGAGAGGCCAAGGCTTTGACTATACCTGATATTTCTTTGTTATAAGCAGTGGCTGTAGGCAGTTGTGAAATATTGTATCCAGCCTGAGCAAGATTAATAGCTTCGTCTGGAAGTGAAGTCAGCATTCTTCCAGCTTCTAACGTTGGGTTTACTACAAAATCTAATATGCCTCGACCTATTTGACCTCCTAATGTTTCTTCATCTCTAAACTGATTAGGGCCATCAACAAAAGAACCGTATTGTTCCCCGCTAAAAACTTTACCAAGACCAGAATTTCGCACAGCGTCAGAAATTTTTGGTTGAGGATAAAGTTTTTTCGCAAGAGCCGTGTCAGATGCTACTGTCCCACGCATATTCTCCATAGTTAAGGGATTGGGTCTATTAGGCCCAAACATGAGGTTTAGACGGTCAATAATTGTTTCAGCCATCTATATCTCCTAACCTACACGTTAGCTGCGGCACCACCGCCGCTAGGCGATATGCCTTGCAGCGCAGTGTAAGCACCAATGCCAGCCAAGAATGGATTTGTATCAGGCGTTGTTGCAGACTTAAAGGTTGACCCAAGGCTACCGCTTGGTGTGCCTTTAAGCAACTGAGAACCAAGTTGCAATCTGGTAAATGGCTCTTGCTGTTGTTGTAACAGATTTTGACGCTGTGCCTCAAGGACTTGAGATTGGAAGTTTCTGCCAATACCTCCAAGCTGCGTAAGCATACCGAGATCAGCGCGGCCAAGCTCTGATCCCACACGACCTATATCAGCCGTTGTGCCAGCTAAAGAGCCGTATGCCTGCCCAAGACCACCCATCAAACGAGCAGCGTCTTGTGAGCCTTTTAAAGCTGTTTCAAAGCCACCTCTGCGTAATGCAGCCGCTGCCTTTGTTTGTTGATCCAGTACATTTCTACCTAATTCTGCTTCTGCAATGCCTTGACGAGATCCACCAAAAGCACCCGCACCCACAGCTTTGGCACCAATACCTTGTCGTTGAATATCTCCTGCGCGAGCAATATCTGCTAAAGTCTGATCTACAACTTGTGTTTCAAATGGGTTAAAAAATCTCGCCATAGATGTGGCGGGGTCCATCAAAGAACCCAATCCAGCGCCTAATGCTAATTGGCTTGCACCTGTTTGTCCCAATGCAGTTCTAAGAGCAGGAGCATAAGACCCGAACATTTGTGGCGCTGCCGCTAACGCTTGTCGTTGCAGCGGATCAAGACCAGCTATTTGGAACTGAGGCAAATTAAGAGCGGTATCTAAAAGACCTTTACTCGTTTGCTCATCGCCATCAAACTCTCCGAAGGCACTTTGCAGTAATCTTTTTTCTAATCCTTCTAAGTACGGCGCTAGGCGCTGGACCTGTTCTACAGTTTGAGTAGCCATTACGCCATCCTCTCAAAATTGTCCATCATGTTATACATGTTATTTATGCCTTTGTTCAGGCTCCCGCCGCCAGCGCCCTTTACTGCATCACGGGTCATAACAAACTCTCCATCCATCAGCAAAGCAGGAACATCATCTTTTGTTCCTGATCCTTCGCCCGGTCCTATGCCGCCATTACGGCGCGGAAAGTACATAGGATCCCCACCTTCTGCCATGTAGTTGATACCACCTAACTTGCCTCCGGGTCCACCTGCACCAAACGCACGGCGCTCAAAAGAGCCAAGAGATTGTGGATCATCTTCATCACCACCAGCTAAAAGCTGCGCCAAAAGTCCAGCCGCCAAACCTTCGCCAAGCTGTGAGTTTAAAATGTTAAACAATAGGCTAGGGTCATCTTCGCTTCCTGAAAGTCCGGGAAACTTAGCAAGTAGCTTGCCGCTCATTGTTGTACCTGCGGGAGCAACGGGAGCAACGGGGGCTGCTGGAGGATTTACTTTTCCCATTGCTATTTCAGCTTGAGTTTGAGGGGTAACTGAAGCTTTACCAGCACCTTGCATAATACCTGTTTGTTCAGCACCGGGAGCAAACTTACTCATAGCTCCGCCAGCTATGCCACCAAGTAACGCTGATCTCAAAGCGTCTTTTGGTTTTTGTCCAAGAGCCACTCCACCTATGCCAGAAGCAAGAGCCGAAGCTAAAAAAGGGTTCATCCCAGCAGGCATCATTCCCGGTGCAAAAGCCCCTATAGCTATAGGCGCTGCTTGCTTTATAAGCTTTCCTAGATTGAGTCCCATGGGTTTTCCCTCATAAACCAGTACAATTATACGGGTAAAATGTTTTTATGTCACTATTTTCACAGTTCCACTGTCATTGTACAGCGCACCTGTCTCTAAACCTGTGGCACTTGTAGGCAAATTAGTTAGTGTAATCTTAGTGCCTCGTAACTCTCCGGGGTTGCGTTCTTGTGCTATAAACAACTCAAGAGAACGAATTAAATCAGACATATACTGAACCGAATACTCTGTCGGTGCTTCCGGCAGTCTTGGTGGTGCAATCTGATTAGATGACATTAGCGCCTACCATCCTGTCGTATATCTATGCGTGGGCTACCAAGCTTCCATCTCGCGCCTAGCGCAGATGACTCTATTCGTAAAGCAAAAGACCTACCACGGGACCGCAAGAACAACTGGTTTGTGAACGTTTCAACGGGCGAAGCAGCCGTGCGTATTGTGTCTCCTGCTGCTGTATTATCAAACCCAGCCCCCGGAAAGTTTCGGGACTTTACGGTAAAAGTGGCTTGTGGGCTACTAAGATTTGTTGATCCGTCAAAGGTAATGTCGGGAATTACACGGTTTATGTATGTAAATTTGTCACCATCACCGATGTCCATAGGTGAGGATTCAATGTACGAATTCATAGCTGACCCATCGTCATCGTACCCAAGTTCATGGTTATACAGGTATTGATTACCTGCCGCTAATGGGAAAGATCTTACACCACGATCTAACCATGCGGTACGGGCAAGGTTACCGAAGTACCAGACCTTTTCAGCGTAGTTATATATAACATATCTGTCATTTTCAGAACTGCTAGAACTAGGGTAGTACCATACAACCTCTGAAAATTCAGAGTTAACCCCAGCTATGACCTTGTCTCTCTGACTTTGATTGAAATCAAGGAACACCTTGTCTTTTACAGAGCAAGGTAGCTGCTGTGTTTGACCCGCATAGATGTAGAAGTTGTCAATACCCATCCAGTACACAACATCTTCTGTACCAACAGCAGCATTTGGCCCAGCTATTGTAATGTTAGAGGCAAGCTGCTGTATGCCAAAAGTAAACGGAGGACCGATAAACCTCATGGAACTGAGGGCAGTGTCAGTCCACACCAGTATCTCACGCTTTGTTTCAACGGCCTGTACAAAGGTAGACCCTGATCCAAGGCGCAAGTCTCCTGCTGTATTGGTTGCCGCCGGATACCAGATTAAGGGGTTCTCTTGATCAGAAAAGCGTATGAGCAGCGGGTCTTGTGTGCCGTTGCCTTGGTTAGCTGTATTGCTTGCGTTCAAAGCATCGCAACCAAAAGCAATAACATGCCTATCTTGATCAGAGACAAGAACCTGCTTTGCAATCTGTGGAACGCTGGTCTTTGTCCCACTAAGTGTGGACAACTCAATCGCTCTTGTAGACAGGTTGTTGCTTCTGTCCCAATAGTAGATGTTACTATCACGGGGATTGATAAGTAGGTCTTCACCAAAGTTATCATGTGACCACAGCCTGATCTGCGTGGTTGTGACAAGACCGCTAGACGCCGCATCACCCCAGCCATCTCTGCCCCATGTGCCTGCACCCCAACCTGTACCGCCAACCGTGGTATCAAGACCCACATTTATTTGATACGCACCAACAGTGCTAGATCCACCGTTGCCACTATCAGAGCCACTAGCTGTAGCAGACGCCGTAATCTTGTAGCTATTGGCGTCAACAATCTGTGTGATCTGATGTTCTGTGTTCAACACAGCCGCAGTGATATTGCCTCCAAGGCTTGCCGCACCAGAAAACGTAACAAAGTCGTTCTCGACTGCGCCGTGACTGGAGTCTGTTACTGTAATAACCGCACTGCCGTTTGTTGCGGCAAACGTGCAATCACCTGCACTTGTAGTTAAACGTATAGGTGTGATGTCGTTAAAAGATTGGCCCTCTTCAATGTAGTATTTCAAGTTAGTGCCGATACCAAGATAGTTAGAGCCATCAAGCGCAATCCAGTTGTGCAGCGCACGGGCAGAGCCAAGGTACGTTGACGAGGCGTACTTCTCCCAACCACCAATCTTTTCAGGGTAGCCAAAACGAAAGCGAATCTTGTCACCATCACGCCAGCCGCCCTCGTTGCTGTACGAGGTAACTTCTCTGTTTACGCCGGGTCTAAACTGAAGCTTAGTCAAAGGCATTATGAAAGCTCCGCTCTTGTGTACTGTCCAGAAAAGTCGCTAAGTGAAATGCCAGCGCTTGGTGTTCCTTGTGCATTTGTTGTTACACCAGAACCACCGAAAGCCTTTACCGCTGGATAATACGGATCACCCGCATTTGTAACTGTGTAAGAATTTTGCCATAGAAATACAATCCCCGGTGTGCCAGAGTTACCACCTTTGTTTTGAGAGTACCCTCCGCCACCACCGTCACCCCAACCGTGGTTTGTGCCAGAGATCCATTTTTGGCCGGGGTTAGCGTTTACGGTGTTAGTGCGCCAATTGTAGTCATCCTCACCATCTTGAGTAAACCATCCTTGCCCACCATTGCCAGTGCCGCCATTTAAAACATCTCCACCACCACTTGTGCCGTTTCTAGCTGTGGTGCTTGTTATGGGGTATGTGCCGTTATTAGTTACAACAGTCGCTGCGCCACCACCTCCGCCATTACCGTTATACTTTGCACCGCCACCTGCGCCTGTAACCAAAGTAGTTCCACCTATGGAAAGCGTAGAGCCACTACCACCCCCCGCAGGATCAGCGCCATTGCCAGAACCAGAACCTCCATAAGCAACACTAACGGATACTCCCGCAGTTAAACTATTAAAATATCCATAAGCGCCACCGCCGCCACCTCCACCGGGGCCACGACCATACCATTCTCCACCGCCTCCACCACCACCCTGAACGATGAAGTATACGCGCCCTGTTTGAGCTACGGTATATGTGCCTGTGCCTGCTCCATCTGTTGAGGCTGATCCACCTGTCCTTACCACGGCATCTGTTGTGGTGACAAAAGTAGATAGTCCATTCACTTTGCTCTTTGTGGTTTGTGGCAAAGTGTAATCTTTACTGTCAGAACTAGCGAAAGGCACGAAGCTGTCGGTAAAGGCAACTGTTGAATCTGTGGTTTTAGCGACAAAAGACCCGCTAGATATTGTCCCTGAACCTATCTTGCCAGACCCAGACAGGCGAAGTGTTACACTGTTAGAGTTGTTGTACACGATAGGTGTTGAGCCATTACCCCCAATATCGTTGCTACCAATTTCCAAATCAACAATAACGTGATTATCATTGTTAGGTATGGTGATAACGCCAGTAAAGGACGAAGTAACCTCTATCTTTTGCACAGGCAACGCATACGAATTACCTGCGACTGAAGATACATCACCTCCAGAGGTTAGGTTAATCTTTGAAAGTCCTTTTGCAACAAGCATATTATGATGTCACTGTTTCACTGAAGAACCAGTACCCTGCACTTGAATCGTAAACACCACTAGCTAGTTTGGCTTGGTTGCCAAGACTAACGCCCTTTGACGAACCGTGCCACGAAAGCGTCATGGTTCCTACTGATCCAATGTTAACTGTTTGACCGTCATACTGACCTGCACCAATAGATAAAGTGCCTGTGCCAGAATGTTTAATAAATGTCTGCACCGCCGTTGCTGACATAGTGACACTTGCCGTGCCAGATTTTGTTTGTACATCAATGGCTACTTTAGCGGATGTCGCAGCATCATCTGCAATGTCAGCAGTGGCAATCGTACCATCAGCAATCTTTGCAGAGGTAATGGCGCTGTCTGCAATATCTGCGGTGGCAATGCCTCCATCTGCTATTTTAGCTGATGTAATCGAACTGTCTGCAAGCTGCGCCGTGTCCACAGTAGCAAGCGTTACTGCCGCACCTGAACCCGCACCGTCAGCAAAAATCCAAGAGAAATCACCTGCGGGTATTGTAGCATTTGCCCCTGAACCCTGACTAAATATTGCGGACTGACCCGTGTTGTTATGAACAAGGAACATCTTGTCCTGATCATTCGGGGTTATGGTAATCGTGTTGGTTCCGCTAGGTGAGCCGCCAAGAACAAGAACCTTAAAGTGACCATCAGACAAAGAACCATCAGAGGTTGTCAGCGTGTGGGTTGTACCAGACAAGGTAATCGCACCAACGCCGTTGAGTGCGCGGTCTATGATGTCAAAGTTTGTATTAGTGGTATCGCCCCATGTACCCGACTGTTCGCCGGAGCCGGGTTTTTCTATCCCACTGTTTACTGTGTATGTACTAGCCATCTAGACCACCTCTTCTGTCCACTGGTTTACTGTACCACCAGCATTGATTTCTGTCCACGAGTCGCCCGTATGACTTATTGCCGACCAGTTAGGTGTACCACCGGGATCAATCGGCACCCACAACAAACCACCGTCTGTTGTCATTACAAACAAGAACTCCATGCTACTAACACCTGACGCGACAAGACTAGCTGCTGTTGTTTGCGTAAAGGAGGCAACAAGTTCTGCTACAGCAGATCTTACAAGAATCCCGTCAGTGTCTTGCGAGAATACAAACTCTATGCCAGACGAGCCAGATAAAACTATGTTGCCTGTGCTAGTCTGGGTAAAGTTAAAGTCCAGAGTAGACACGCCGACCTTAGTTACATTTCCGTTTGCAGACTGAACAAACAGAAAGTCAGCTTCAGAAACGGCACTAGCTATACGAATAGCTGTCGTGGTCTGCGT